AGATAGCTAGGAAAATAACTCATACCTTTCATGAGCTTAAACTATCTAACCCTTATGAGGGAACGTCCCTCCCCGTTAGGGAAATAATACCCTTATTACCGTGAGGGTCTTCCGTAAGGGTTCTCCCTTTTAACCGTGAGGGTTAGCCGTAAGGGGAGGCCCCTGCTGGGCCGACTTGTATCTTAATAATACTATCTTATCTTCTTATCTTAACAGATAACCCTAACGGAAGGTACTAACGTAAGTACCATATAAACATCAAGAATAAACTACCTTACCCTTATGATAAGAAGAAGAAGAACCAGGAAAGACAACAATAACCATGAAAAGAGACCCCGACAGACAATCTCACCCATCTGAAAGCTTGTTCCCACACTACTCTAAAGAGTTCATCTACTATGTCTACCTGCATGTTGACTTTGATGGTGTCGTGAGCTACATCGGAATGGGTAAGAACAAAAGAGCTTGGTCTAAGATAAGATCTCCTGATCATAAACTCTGGATAGCTTCCTGTAAGCATGACTATGTGGAAATCTATGAAGGTGGACTGACTCAGCTTGAAGCATTTAGCTTGGAGTCTTCCCTGTTACTTAGTGGAGAATACTCTCCTAGATTTAATGAAATACTTAGAAGGACTTAGAGAAAAGTCTTTGTTTCCTGTTACCTAACAGAGAATATAAGTCCAATTTGTACCTAATTTCTCCTTGTTTTCGTTTGAAAGACTATTCCCTTGTTATCATGGTCAGACAGGAAACAAACCCCAAAAACCCTTAAATAAATCCTAAACAGCAAACATTAAAGGAGTGCTAGAATGGAACACAAAGAAGAACGTCGCGGTGGTGCTCGCAAAGGTGCTGGTCGCCCCGCTGGATCAAAGAACATCTACTCAAATGAATCTGTCAAGAAACTCGAAGAGCTTGGCTTTGACCCAATCACTATGATGGTGCAGAAGTACCATGAGATCACGGAAGCCCTGACAGGAACCTACATGAATGCTGAAGGTGTTGAGATGCCTACTGTCCGTGAAGGCTCTGGCGCTTATGCCCAACTGGTAGCTACTCAAGGTATCCTGATTAACAACCTCATGCAGTATGGCTACAAGAAAGTACCAGAGAAGCAAGAGATTGAGCAAACAACCAAACCTATGGAAATCAATTTCTCCTTTGGTAATGCTACAGAAGAAGAAGAAACAGAAAAGAAGAAGTAGTTTATGAAACTCTCTGATGTACAACTTAACTACCTTGCAAAAACTAGAACCCTGTCACAGACAGTAGGTGCTTGAGCAATACAAACAAGAATGGAGTGACACTAACTATGGCACAGATAACTCTCCATGAAGGACAGAGTAGAGTCCTCCACGACCTCTTTGTCAGTAAAAAGAACAGGTACGGTGTACTGAACGCTGGACGTGGTTTCGGTAAATCCTATGTTGCTGGTGTAGCTAGTATGATGGCTGTACAAGAGCTTGTCAATATGCCAGCAGACGTACCCAACAAGAACGTGGCTGTCATTGCCCCAACCTATCAACAAGCGGTAGACATCTACTTCCCTCTGATTGCCTATCAACTAGGTGGAGAGCAGTATTCCTTTAAGATGTCCCGCTCGGCTGGCAAGTTCTGGTTCCCTAACAATGTTGAACTTAAGATTTGGTCCTATGAGGCCAGTGAGCGTATGCGTGGCTCTGGTCAATACTTTGTAGTAGCCGACGAGGTTACATCTTGGAAGGGCGCAGGGATGAACCTACAAGAGTCTTGGGAATCAATCATTGAGCCCTGTATTACGACTCGTTGGTCTCCTAAGAACGCTAAACGTCTAGGTGCTCCATCTCCGGGACGTGGGCTAATCATTAGCACACCTAAAGGCTATGACTACTTCTATGACATGTTCAACTTCCAAGACACAGATAGTGACTGGCGATCCTACCACTACACCTACAGGGATTCGCCTTTCCTTGATGATGATGAGATTGAGCGAGTAAAGAAGAACCTTGACCCATTGAAGTTTGCAAGAGAGTATGAAGCCTCTTTCGAAGACTCTGGCTCTAACGTCTTCTACATGTTCGATCGTAAGAAGCACATTGCTGATCTACCTTACTTTGAGAAAGGGGAGGTTGTACACTGTGGTATTGACTTTAACGTTGGTATCCAAGCAACAACAATCTTTGCTGTACGTGGCAATCAGATGCATATCCTTGATGAGTTCATGGGACATCCTGATACGGAGTCCTTAGCAAGAGCAATCACAGAGAAATACAAAGGACACAAGATCGTCTGTTTCCCTGACCCTAGTGGTAAGGCCCGTAAGACCTCGGCTGCTGTTGGCACTACAGACTTCACAATTCTACAGAAGGCAGGTATTCAGGTATTGTCACATAAGAAGGCACCACCTATTATTGACTCTGTTAATGCTGTTAACAAGAAGCTGTGTAATGCTGCTGGTGACATCGACATGTATGTATCTAAGAAGTGTCCTAATGTGATCAAGTCTTTGGAACGTACAAGCTGGGTTGAGAACAACCCCGACACAGCTACTATCGACAAGAAACAAGGTGTTGAACACTTCTCAGACGGTATCCGCTATTCTGTGGAATACCTCTGGCCTGTTCAAGACCGTTCAATCAGAACCCGTGTTGGTTCTACTTTCTAATAAACCATTTAACAAAACAGCAACCCTAAGCTCACTAGGAATAACAAAAACATGGCCTCAAAGCGCAAACTGAACCGTAAAGAGAAACGTGCTCAAAAGCAGAGCAAGCTACCCCAATACCAACAGAAGAACGAAGTCTATGAAGGAGAACACTACCAAGCTTCACGATTTGAGCTGCACCCCAAGACAGATGCCCAAGGTATTCTGATGGACTGTATTGTACAGTACCCCATCACGTTTGCCATTGGTGCTTTTGGAACAGGTAAGACCTACTGCGCTGCGGGTACACTTGTTAAACTCTGGGGAACAAGGAACTATGACAAGATCATTCTGGCAAGGGCTAACGTCCCAACTGGACCTACTCTGGGGTACTTTCCCGGTGAACCTGAAGAGAAGCTAGCTCACTGGCTAGCCCCTATGATAAACGTACTGACCAAGGCTCTTGGCAAGGGTAAAGTTGAGTACATGATCAGTAAAGGTCAGATCGTCATGCAACCTATTGAGACCATCAGAGGTGCCTCTTACGATAACGCTCTGGTTATGGTTGATGAGGTACAGAACCTTGATCTTGACACTCTAAAGGCAATCACCAGCCGACTTGGTGAGAATTCCCACATGGTACTTTCTGGTGACCCTAGTCAGTCCGATGTGAACTCTGGCGCTGACCTCCGTAAATTCACTGATGCAGTTGTCCGACACCAGTTACCTATTCCCGTGATCTATTTCGGTATCGAAGATATTGTTCGTTCTGGTATCGCTAAAGAACTCGCTATTATGTTCCATAAAGAGAACTGGTAGTAAATCTTACCTCTAAAAAGAAGAAAAAGAAAGAAGGATTACAATGGCAAATTACGCTAGTCAATTTGTAGACCCCGCTAATAATTACTCTGGCGGCTACACTTCCCTAACTATTAAGGGTAACCAACCACATACCTCCAACCAAACTCGCGGGGTTATCCAGATTGAAGTAACCTCTGGTAACGTCCTTCTACAAGGTCGTGTTAGTGAAACTGCACCTTGGATTACAATCAAGGATTACACAGAAAGTCAGCTTGAGGAGATCGTATTAGCACCTTACATGCAGATCATCGTTTCTGATGCTGCTCGTGGTTGGATTGCGGAGACCCTCTAATGAGCAACGTATTTTCAAACATGATTCCAACCGTTATTAGTGAAGACCCTTCTTCTACTAGCCTAATTATAGACAACCATATTGGCTATGCGGACTACAACGACGCAAGTTCTGCATCCACACCTGTTAGTCTTACGGCTGACACGTGGACAAACCTACCTAACGACGGGTTAGGCCCATTCACCAACGAAAGCTACTTACCGGGCGATGTGACTACACTACTTGGTACAGGTGGTAGTATTGACATTAGTGAGCTAGCAATAGGTTCGGACATCTTAATTCGTCCTGACTTCACCGTGACACCTTCAGCTAACAATAGCTCATTGTTCTTCAGGTTCTCTTTGGGAGCAGGTGCTAACAGCTATACCCTTGAGAGTTCCTTTGGAAGATTAGACTTAGGCGCGGGTGTCCCTTACCGTCACGCCCTTCAAGTTATGTACATTTACGCAGGTGACGCAAACACAATTGACAACCCAATAAATTTACAGGTAAAGCTGTCTGGCGGCGGCACTGTTGTGAACGCGGGTATGGCAATAAAGGTATTATCAAAATGACAGTAACAATCTACAAAGACGAAGCTGCTAACGCTATATTTGTCCAAGACAACAACGGTGCTCAGTTCATGAACAACCTTCAAGTTGTTATGGACGACCCTTCCGACACTAGCTTGCACATCCGAGATAAATCCAAAGACAACTATCTGTTCTACGCAGTACCTCACGATAGTGTTGTAGATCAAGCTGGGAACGGTTACGGTGTAACAGCTCTTTTAGCGTGTAATGCCTTAAATGCACTCTTTTCTGCTGCTGGTGGTTCTGACGGGGTAGCCCCTGTTATTACATCAAGCACTTCCATTGCTCTGACAGCAGGGGACACTTTGAACTACGAGCTAGTGGCTACAGGCGGTGTTGGATACGAGTGGTCTAACTTACCATCTGGTGTCACAACTGTTGAGGGTAACGTAAGAAAGCTAATTGGTGGATCTGGGTTATCAGAAGGCACCTACAATATCACAGCTAAGGCTATCAACTACTTCGGTGAAGCTAGCGAGACTATTTCTCTTGTGGTATCCAGCTCTCCATTTTCTGACACTAAGTCTATTAAGTTTGTAAGTGGCGACTACCTCGGAGCTAACGCCTCCCTGCTGGACGGTGAGCTTGGTAGATCAGGTAACGGATCTGGTGCAAGTGATGCTTGGACAGTCTCTTGGTGGTTCAAAGCCCCTACTCATAGTAACAACAATCAAACCATGTTCTACTTTGGGGATAACGATGCAGCAAACGGGGGTCGTATCCGTATGCGTTTTGCAGGATCCCTCAACAGTATGCGCTTTCAGTACGGATCAGACAATAACAACATATCATGGGCTAGCGCTAACGATGTTCTGCCAAGTGAGCAATGGAAACATGTAATGATGACCTACGATGGTGGAACAACGGGTTCTTCTAGTGGGAGCTTGAGTAACTACTACAGCCGCTTTAGGTTTTTTATAGACGGCTCCGAGGTAACTTCAAATGGTACGTTTAGCCAAAACAACTACGGTTACACAGGGGGCATTGACCCTGATAACTTACGTATTGGCCGTGAGATTACGGGTGACTCCCTGAAGCCTAACTCCTACGTGGATGAAGTTTCCGTCTGGGACTCTGACCAGTCCGCTAACATTTCCGATATCTACAACGGAGGTGCTACCCACGATCTCACCCTACTAAATAGCGCCCCAGCGCACTACTGGCATATGGGCGATGAAGATACATACCCAACTCTACAGGACAACGTAGGTTCCGCTCACTTTGTGATGTATAACATGACTGCTGCCGACATTGTAACTGATGCACCCTGACAGTAGCCTAGAAATTAATACAAAGGGGGTATCTATAATGCCAACAGTAAAAAGAAAGATTCTCACTTAGAAAGAGCAAGGAGGGGTTTCTGGTTACAATAAACCTAAGAGGAACCCCGGCCATGCTAGAAAGTCCCATCTTGTTGTAGCAAAATAAGGTGACAAAATCAAGACTATTAGTTCCGGCGAGCAAGTCATTGATATTAAAGACGTTTAACTATCTAACCCTTATGAATAGGAGGCTCCTTCACGGGAGGGGTCTCCAAATAACCTAAAGCCTGAAGGGATAATTACACATGGCTACTTATGAATACAAAGGTCAGTCTATGGTGGCACCATTTACTTTCAGATCAAATCAAGACATCTGGACTGTTGAGAAACGGGATAAATCAGTGGATCGTGGCAAGGCCTCTGGTCAACGATGGGAGATCGATTTTGGTGTTGTGAACAATGACAACATGGTTGACCTTTTTCTAGCTAACGTAACGGGTTTCGACTCAGAGGAGCAAATTATCATGCCTCAGATGTTAGAAGTAGAAACAAGAATGTCTGCTGCATCTGACAAGGCTAACAACTCAAGTCGGCAGCTTTCCCTCTCTGTTGCTGGTAGCATTGGCGACTCTAACGTAACAGTTTCCTGTGCTAACGACGTTGCTTGCTTCATTCCAAAAGGTTACTTCTTCAAGTTTCAAAACCACGAGAAGCTTTACGTAACTACAGCAGATTGTTCTGTTGCTGCGGGTGTTGGTCAAACCGCAACTCTATCCTTCTTTCCGCCTCTTATCGAGGATGTAGTGATAGGTAATAATGTAAAAGTAACAACAAACGCCCTCATAAACGTGTATCAAGATGACACGAACCTACAGGGTATCACATATAAAGATGGTGTCCTAATGGGCATTAACAGGATCACACTAATAGAAAGTCCTTAATATTATGAAAACTAATGCAGCTACGCTCCTCAGTATCTTGGAGCAAGACAAAGTCGGCTTCTTCACCCTGATCAAGCTTGGCTGGAACTCTGACTACTACTTCACTGACTTAGGTCGAGATGTAGTCTTTGAGGGTCAAACATGGCTTAAAAATAACCCTATTATCGGGGTAGGTGCTCCTTCTTACTCAACGACTATTGACCGTGAGAAGTTTGACTTGGCGCTTTCTGGCCTAGACGCTTCTATGCAAAACGAAGTAGATACGGGTGTTGTTCACATGCCAGTTGACGTCTATCTGATGTTTACTGTTGATGATGCGCCACAACTCTCAACCAATCAAGCTATGCACTACTACTCAGGTAAAGTGCTATCAACCAAAACGGTCCTTGATGAAGGAACCAAACAAATCAATGTGGAGCTATCCGCACCTTTAAGCGACCTTGACGCCAAAAGTACTCTGTATACCACCAAAGACGGTATCTCTTCTTTTGACTCTACAGATACATGTTTCGATAACGTGGCCAAGGGTGCAGAGGAATTCTCTTTGAAATGGGGTAAAGTATAATGGCATTCTTTCTAGCAGCTTTCTTCGCATGGCTTGGTACAGCAGCCGCATCAACAATCATCTCAATCGGTCTTACTATTGTCTCAGCGATGTACCAACGTCGCCGACAAAAGAAGATGGAAGCGGAGATGGACAAACAGAAGGGTTTCGACCTTGTTGTAGATGGTGAACCTATTCACCTTCCACGAGTGTATGGCCACCAGAAAATTGGCGGCGTTCGGACCCATCACCAAACATTTAAAGAAATCACTACAGGTAACACAGGCGGCACAAACTTCGAACAGTGGCGCTATCCATCTGATGCCTTCCCTGATGACGGTGCAGATGAGGGTAATCCTTCCTGGAACGCTTTCACCTCATCTACCTCGAAAAATTCCTATCTCATTACTCAACAGGCTCTCTGTATGGGTGGTATTGATAGTGTCATCGACATTGAAGTCAACTCAAAAAGCTGGGACAGTGGTAAGTTCAAACACTTGCTTGAATTCGACCTTTCAGGTGATGGAGTAGCTAGCCCTACAGCAACCGCTTCTGGCGTTGTTGACACCAACAAGTTCACTAACTGTGCTTGGCTCAGCGCTGTTTACTGGCTGAACCGCAATGACTACAACTACCAAGGCGTTCCCAACCTATCCGCATTTGTGAAGGGCCAGAAAGTATGGAATATCGTAGACGGTTCTACCCTGTCTGATTCAAAGTCCTTCTCCAACAACAACGCGGAATGTCTGCTGGACTACATGTTGGCACCAAAGGCTCTTGGCGGTGTTGGCCTCTCTGGTCAAACTGTGGCAGAATGGCTCTCAGATACGCCTGTTGTTCTTACAAACCTACCTATCAACCTTGCCTCTTTCTACTATGCAAAGCAGATTTGTGACACTGTTGTATCTACTCAATCAAACCCAAAAGGTCGAGTGAATGGTATGGCTGACATTGATCGCATCATTGAGGAAGAGACCCTGCCAACTAGCGGAAACACTGCTGGTGAGACTGTATGGCTTCGCTCAGAGAACGAGACTTATGAGCGTAACCAAGCAAACAACGCTTGGAACCAAGTCACTGTTCCAGATCGTGTTATCAAACTTTACGAATGTAACCTTACTATTGACACTGGCCGACCTCTCCGTGACAACCTTGAGTTGTTCCTTGAGACTATGGGTGAGGCAGAACTGGTGTACTCCGAAGGTGTTTACAAACTCTTGCTTGAGTATCCCACTTCGGACGCTGAACAGGACGCCGTTATCACTGCTACTTATGATGACAGCTACATTGTAAATGACGAGGTAAACGTTTCTTATGCAAACGCAAGTGAGCGTTGGAACCGTGTAACTATCAAATTCAACAACGAAGAAACTGACTTCACCGCTGACTCTGTTAGCTGGCCTGATTTTGGCGATGCAAACCATGTGGCTCTCCTTGCCGAGGACGCTGGTCAACCCTCTGAGACAGAAATCTTTGTGCCGGGAGTTACACACCGTGACCTTGCCTTGGCTAAAGCTGAGAACATGGTACGCTCAAGTCGTATTATGGTAGGTAATGAGGAAGAAACACCAAACAGTGTCTACTCTGGAAACCAGAAGGTTGTTCAACTTACATTGGACAAACGGGCGATCATCCATGACGTTGGTGACTTGATCAAGCTTTCTTGTGTTGATGCAGACATTTCAAATGAAGTCTACAGAATTCAGGAATTGAACTACGTTTCTGAACAGATGAACGTGGAAGTTATCCTTACTCGTTTCAACCACACGTCGCTGGCCTACTCTGACAAGGTAACTCTTGTTGTTGAACCTAAGGTCACTTGGGATGACGCAGTACCTAATGTTGAGGCTCTTGCTTGGAATGACAAACGTGAATTCCGCGCTAAGCCTGTAAACGGCTACCTCTCTTGGGATTTGCCAGATGAGCTTGATTCAGATGAAGTTGATAAGTTCTTAATTTACACTTCTACTGATGCTGAGACTTGGGAAAAGATCGGGTCTACATCAACTAAGAAATTCGGCATCCCTTCCAGTTTTGAGGATGGCAACCGTTACTTCTTGGTACGTGTTAAGAACTCTGCGGGTGTTATGTCGGCGGGTACGACTATCCTTGTTACAGCACTTGTGGGCATCGTCCCTCTTGTTGGTTCTACCGTTCTGGCCGCTACCGCAGCAGACTACATTGCGCTGTCGTGGAACTACCCTTCTGACACAATCACAAGTCAGTACAAACTCTACTGGTCTCTTACTGATACGAAGCCAGCCAGTGAAAAAGAAACTACAGTTGAGCAATTCTTCTCTGCTACTGGTCTTACTGCATCTACAAAGTACTATTTTTGGATCGATGTTGTTGGTGACGGTGGCGCGGAAGGTCTGATGACGACCTCTTTCAACTTTACCACTGCTGCGTCTACAGATGTAAACGACATATTTGGTGATGCTGATAATGTTGCTAATCCTACTGTAACCTCTACTGAGGCTTCTAACGGCCTTGCTACGTTGAAGGTTGATTGGACAGAGAACACAGACGAGAACACTGCTGACTATGTGGTTTCAATCACAGAAAATACAAACACTACACAATACATTGTAGCTGGGTCTCCTTTCGAGATTCTTTCACAACGTGGTGCAAGCTTCTCTTTAAACCTAACTGCCCGTAACGGTGCAGGTATCTCTAGCACTACATCTTCGGATGTGGCCCACACTGTATGGGTTGACACTGACGCTCCTGCTGACGTGACTGGCCTAGCTGGTACTGCTGGCTTTGATACCATGTGGCTTGAGTGGACTGCTTCAACAGAAAGCGACTTCTCTCACTACATCATCACCACAAGCGATACTGCTACTGTACCTAACGATGACACCTACGACTACATCTCTTACGGTACTTCTCTGGCTATCTCTAACCCTGCGAATGATACACAATACTTCTGGATTAAGCAGGTTGACACAAGTGGTAACCTTAGTGCTAGCTGGAATGGTTCTGCTGGCGGTTCTGCGGGTTTGTCTCTTACTCTGACAAGTCTTGTAGAAGCTGACATTGCTGGTATCGTTGATGCTGCTTCCTTTGCTTCCGACATTAGCCCTGTTGGTTTGGTGGACACTCTACCCGCTGACAACTCGACCTACGATGTTGTGTTGTTGTCTACGGATGACAAACTCTATCGGTGGAACGGTACAGCTTGGGATGTATCTACTGACGGTGCTGACATTGAAGCTAACTCTATTACGGCTGGTCAAATCCAAGCTGGTGCCATTGGCGCTACTGAGATCGCATCGGGAGCAATCGTTACAGAGAAACTAGTTGTTACGAACTACAACAACCTTATTCCAAATGGTAACTTCCAAGACGCTGCAGGTGATGTGAACAATTACTGGACGGTTGCTAGTAATGGTACAATAAGTGTTGTTGAAGGTAATGGCAGAGAAGGTAGTAATACACTTGCCCTTATTAAAAACAACCTTACAGACTCTTTTTCACCCTACATTTCCGACGACTACCGGACGCCTGTGAAGCCTTCCACAGAGTATGTGTGTAGCACATCTGTTAAAGCTGACTTTGTTGGTGGTGTTTCTAATGGTTTCTACTGCCGAGTATACTACTTCAATGCTGCAGGTGCCGCCATTACATCTCCTGTTCAGTTTACTAATGTTGCGAGTAACGGCCCTGCTGGTGATGATTGGACAGACTATTCCGTCACACTGACCACTCCCGACGATTGTGCATCTGTTAGAATTAGGGTTTGGGACCACTCTTCACAAACTGATACGTTGACATTCTGGGTTGACCACATCACTCTACTTGAGAAAAATGCTGGTAGTCTGATCGTTGACGGTGGTATCACCGCTGACCATGTTGGTACTAATGAGATCATTGCAAATGCAGCTAACATCAAAGACGCTGTTATTACTAACGCCAAGATTTCCGAATTGGATGCCGCCAAGCTTACTGCTGGGTCGGTGCTTACTGGTTCTGTTGTTGTTGGTTCTAATGCTATCTCTGACATCGGAGATTGGGCAGACGACCCTGCGTCAAGGGTGAACGCTGGTACTACTCAGATCGATCCCGGAAAAATTGTTATCTCAGGTGGCACTTCTCTTGAAGACTGGAGAGGTACTGATACGACAACTATTGACGGTGGTGCGATCGAGACCAACTCGGTAACAGCCACTCAGATTGCCGCTGATACTATCACTGCAGATCAGATTGCTGCTGGTACGATCACTTCAAACGAGGTGGAGGCTGGTTTCCTTAATGTTGCTTCTGGTAACCTTCTGACTAACACTAACTTCGAGCAAGGTCTTGCAGGTTGGAGGGTGGATGCAGCAGGCGGGGATATCGGTGCTGGTGGCGCATCTCGACTACGTGGGCCGAATGAATTATGGTCACCCAATGCTGGATATGTTCTAGAGCTTTCGTCTTCTGCGCAAAGTACTAGTGATGGATACTACAGGGTCTTCCACTCTGTGGAAAATGCTGATGGGTCTGCTGTTAATGGTGG